TGGTAAATCTTTATATTCATCTTTATACTCATAATCATGAGCTTGAGCGGTATCCAATAACTCTTTGATTCTCTCATCAGAGAAAGCACTCATGCCTCCTCCATAACTCATTGGATTGCTTGGACCAGAGGATGGACCAGAACCAGCTTGATTCATGGTATTTAAGAAATTCTGAATTCTCATATCTCCAGAACCAATATTGGTCTTCATGCCCATTGGAGAATAAGATTTCATACCTTTATCTGACCAAGTTTGAGGCACATCATATGGATTGGCCGCATTGGTCATATTAGCTGGAATGCTGGTTGGAGGAACCGCAGGAGGTGGCATCATAGTTGCCATTGCTGGTTGTGGAAATGGATCTTGTCTAACTGGCAATCCACCATAAGATGGAGCCATAGCTGCCGCACCACCAGGACCACCTGGAACTGCAATAGCTGCATTTGGATTATTCATAACCGGAGTCATGGTTGAAGATGGATCTGATTTCTTTGGAGCATTGGCAGCAGCTTTATCTTTAGCCATAGCGGCTTGTCCTCCGGATGCCATTCCAGAAGCTAATCCACCAAAAAATCCTTTGCCAGTAGAACCGCCAGATCCTCTAGATGACATAGCTTGTCCTATCATGACAGCTTTCATCTTGTCATTTTCAGCTTGTAGGTTTTTAGCTTTCTCATCGGACATGGCAGACATAGCAGAAGCTGCTCCAGCGGAAGACATTCCTCCAGCTAATCCACCAAATAAGCCTTCACTTTTTTTGGTTGGAGCTGGTGTTAAAGCATCATCTACTGTGCTAGAATGTCTATTCATCATTTGATCCAAGAAACTTCCAATTTTTTGGTCGCCTCTGGTAACGGAGCCTTTGACTTCTTCATCGGACGCAGCCATCATTCCAATAGCTCCACCAATACCGCTCATGAATCCACCCACACCTTCTCTGGTTGCTTCATAAGCTTTTTGCTCCAATCCAGCATAACCAAGAGCTTGCTGAGATTGTAAAGCTTGATAAGCCATCATGGCTTGTTGCTGACGAGCATCTAATCCAAGACCAGCCTCTGTATAGTATCTAGCCATGGCATCATTTAATTGCTGTTGTTGCATAGCAGCTTGTTGGTTAGCAAACAAAGCTTGATTAGAATATTGCTGATTAGCAAGACCAGCTTGTTGCGCCCAAGCTCCTTGTTGCAATGCAAACTGATTAGCATATTGTTGATTGGCCAATCCTGCTTGTTGTTGCAATTGTGCCTGTAAAGCCTGACGCTCATTAAAAGCTTGCATATTGGCCAAATTCATTTGCTGACCAAATTGTCCTTGTTGCAAGGCAAATTGGTTGCCATATTGTTGATTAGCCATTAAAGCTTGCATTCCAGCTTGTTGATTAGCTAATGCTAATTGAGCATTTAATTGAGCTTGTTGATATTGACGTTGATTCATTTGCTCAGCGCTAAACATACCTGCTTGTTGATTTAATCCGGCTTGTTGACCAGCTCTTTGATTAATAGCTGCTTGGTTAGCTAAAGCAGTTTGTTGAGCTAATTGAGCTTGTGCATTAGCCACATTGATATCTTGCTCACGACCAGTTTGAGCTACTCCTGCTAATTGCTGTCTTGCAGCTAATTGCTCTTGTAATCTAACTTGTGCTACATCACGAGCCGTTTGTTGGTTTTGCTGCGCTGCGTTAGTAGCTAATTGTCTTCTGGCCAAGGCAGAACTACCACCACCAGCGGCAGCGGCACCAGCTTGTTGAGCTAGAGTTCTTTCAGAAGCTTCTTGTAATTGACCACCGGCTAAAGATGGACCACGACCAGCAGCTTGTTCTTGAAGCTGAGACATTAAACCAGTTTGACCGGCTCTGAATTGTTGGTCTTGACGACCTAATTGAGCGGCACGAGCTTGAGCAGCAGGATCAATTTGCGCTCCGCCAAATCCTTGAGCTTGACCAATATTGATGCCACCAACTCTCTCAGCTTGAATACGTTCTGCTGGAGATAGTTGAGCCGCTTGACCTCTTTCGAATTGTCCAACCTGAGCACCACCATATCTCTCGGCTGGCGCAATGCTAACTCCAGAGAATCTTTCAATATCTCCTCGATTAATTTTAGCATCGCCAGATAATTGACGACCTTCATATTTAGCTTTGTCGGCTTCTAATTGAGCACGACGAGCTTCAGCCTGTGGATCTTGCCAAGCTTTATATGGATCTTCCTCATAAACAATATCTCCAGGATCTTTACCATAAAGATAATCTTCTGCTCTTTGTGGATCCTTTGGCATATCATAAATGATATTACCATTGGCATCACGTTTTGGCTGTCCTAATTGAGGCGGATTAAAGCGTTGCTGACCAGTTCCCATCACTCCAGGTGAGGAGCCAGATCCAAATAAAGATTGTGTTACTGAAAGATCACCAAGTCCCATCGTTATTCCTTTACCTGATCAAGGTTATAAATTAAAACACTGTAATTTGGCTTGCTTACCACCATACCATGCTGATTACAGTTTTGCTTAATGCTATTGTTATTAGTCCAGCCGCAAACCAACTTAAAACCGTCCTCTTTAGCTTGCTTAAATATATGTTTAGAAATTAGTTCAACGCCTTTAAATCTTATGTCATGAGGACAATTTGGATTAGCTACTATATTCTCTATATATGCCAATTTACTATCTGTTTTATAGTAAGAAGCGAACACGACACCATCAATAATGTAATTATTTTCTGGATACCACCAATCTGGTAGATGAGTCATCTGCCAATCGGACATCCAATGCCTTAACTGAGTTAGGTCTTTGGATAAATCTGCTTTTCTTAATTTTAATTCAAATTCCATTATTAATACCTTATAATTAATTTACCAGAGCCACCGGCTCCACCGGCACCACCATTATAAGAAGGAGAACCAGAAGTAGTTCCGCCACCACCTCCACCGGCACCTGTATTAGCACCACCTGAGCCGCCATCTTCACCATTTGCGCCAGATGCCACGCCATTTCCTCCATCACCACCATCACCTTCAGGTCCGGCGCCTCCGCCTCCTCCGCCATGTGGTTCTCCATAAGCGCCATTATCGCCAGTTCCTGGACTGCCAGGAGAATAAGCACCAGTGAGATTATAGCCTCCTGGAGCATTTCTATTATAATCATTAGAAGAACCACCTGAAGCTAATGAAGTAAATGGAACATTAACTGTAGCTCCATCAGTTGCTCCAGAAAATCCTCCCGCAGCAGCACTCGGAGAACATAATCCTCCAAATCCTCCACCTACGCTAGATGTGCCTCTGTTGCCCCCTCCACCACCTCTGAAGATAACTAAATCAGTGCCAGAATAAGAGAATTTAGTGTCGCCACCGTCATAACCATCACTAGAACTATCGTTAACAGCATAAGTGCCAGCTGTTCCACCTACACCACCAGCTCCAATAGTAATATCATAAGTATATCCAGGTGTTACGGTCAGAATTTGATAACCACGAATGGCTCCACCGCCTCCACCTCCAGCTGTTCTGAAATTGGCTTCGGCTCCTGCTCCACCACCACCTCCACCAAAACCTTCCAAGATAATTTGAGTAATTCCACTAGGACATACCCAAGTATCATTGCTGGTAAAAGTTTCAGAAGCTGGAGTTGTAGTAACTGCCGCTCCGGCTTCCCATCTATTAGTGGTAGAATTCCATAATAAACCATAACCATTAGCAGGAGTTGGTTCCGTGCTCCAATTATCCAATACAGAAGTACTAGAAATAACACTACAAGACCAGTAAATAGTTCTATCGGCTACTCCAATAACACTTACTTTAATATTATAGCCATCTATAGCAAAAGAAGCAGCACAATTAATCAAAGCTGCCGAAGAACCAGCATTGAATGGAACTACATGAACCGGAGATCCGACAATAGATAAAACAGCCGATGCTTTTTTAACTCTAACTGCTATTTTAGCTGTAGCTGATTCATCATTATCAAAATCATAGCCTGCAATATCAAAAGTAAATACTCCTGATGCATCATAGCCGGCATCATTATAGAATGCTTGTCTATTAAAAATAACTACTGGAGTGCTACCATTGGTGGTAGGACCAGTAGAGGATATGTTGTATCCTATATTGTTTGCGTATTGTCCTCTAACATTAACTACCATTGTTATCCTTTATGCATTATAGTATGGAATCCTAATCGGAAACTCACCACCAGAACCACCAAAATATAATATTAAATATCCAACTGGAAATGATGGTAAGGCACTTGCCGATCCTCCAGTAGCAGTGGTACCAGTGTTTGGATTAATTATTCTTAATACAGCACTATCTAATTGAATTTCTTGACATTGTCTTGGCGCTCCCGAACCATAAGTTCTTCCTAAAATAATACTTCCATCCGCTCCAACACTTCCATTACCAGGAATTAACCAAATAGATCCTCCAGCAGAACCACCGGCCGCTTCATACATTAAATCTTGAGAACCAGTAGTAGTTGGAGCAGTTTTCAAAAATCTAAAACTATGAGTAGAATCACCAACATAAACTGTGTCATAACCATCAACTACCGTTCCAGTAGCAGATGCTACTAATGTTGATGCGGTAGTTCCAGTAACATCTCCAGTTAATGTTTGAGCTGCTTGATTAGAAGCTGGAAGAACACCAGTTACATAATTAGCTCCACCTGCTAAATTAATTGGTCCATAAGTTAAACTAGAAGAACCATTAACTTGTAAGACATTGCCAGTTACTAAAGATCCGGAAGCTGGAACGGAAGCACCATTGATATTAATAACCGTTGGATTAGGTAAAGTTCCACTTAAATCTCCTCCAACTGTTGCTCCATTGATAGCCGAGTTTTGAGAAACAGCTTGCCACCTTTCATCTGTACCATCCCACCTAATTAAATAACCGTCTTCAATAGCCGAAGTAGCCGTTAAATTCTCTAATAATTGCAAGCTGTTATTTCTAACACAAGTCCAATCAATAGTTCTACCAGCCACTCCATAAACATTAACTTTTAAATTAGTGCCGTCAATAGTTGGAACTATACTGGCAGTAGAAAGTGCCGTGGAACTACCAGCGTTAATCGGAATTAAATGAACTGGACTGCCTACTATCTCTGGCGTTCCACTTACTTGCTGTAATTTAACTGCAATTTTAGCAGAAACCATTTCACCATTGCTAAAATCAAAACCAGTAATATCCAGCGTAACTAATTGAGAACCATCATCAGTAGTTCCAAAAGCTGATACTGTTAAAATAGTAGTTAAAGTGCTATCGTCAGTTGTTTGCACAACGGATGGATTTATGTCAAAATTTACTAAACCATTTACCATTAGTCTGATCCTAGTGATTTGTTAGCTGGAAGCTTGTAACCAGATGGCTTGATTCCAACTTGTAATGTTAAACCTGAAATGTTAAAACCTTCATTATATGGCTCGCTCTGTGTATCCTCAATCTTGACTCGAATTGCCGTACACTTCTGTTGCTTAAGATGAACTCGGAATTGATATGGTACATATACGCCTCCATATACATCTCCGTTTGTCTCTCCATATGGCCCGGTTGCTCCATAAGCATATTGTCCAATGACACTATATCCATCGAAGGTTGCACTATCTACATACACCGGTGAATAATCATAAGCAAATGAAACTACTGTATTATGTCTTCCTTTATATTCTCCTAGAATATGAGCTCTATATACTCTTTGGAATCCATTCAATCCAGCAAAGCTTAAATCTCCTGTCTCCAAAACCAATGGAATATGTAAATCTCCTCCATCGGATTCATCCAAGAAACTACTGGTGTTCTCTCTTAAAACATATCCAGTGCTTCTTAGTAATACGAATTTACCACCAAAAATGTCGCAATCTACTCCATCATAGTTAGTAAAGGTGCTCCATTGGTTAAAGTAATAATCATAAATTAAAGCCACTCCATCTTCAGTAATAAATCTAACCTGATTAACATCATTGATTAATATAGAAGAAGCTATGGTCAAATCATTAAAGTCCTCCACTGGAGCACCAAGATAATTTACTTGTAAGCTTCTATCTAAAATATAAATACCTTTATCAGATTTAAACATTAATCCATTTGGCATGGTAACTACGCTATTAGCATTATTACAACCTACGTCAGTAGTAATTAACTGAGGCTCAATATAAGTTGCACCTTGTCCTAAGTTGTTAGGTCCATTTCCATTAATGTAATAGATTTGTTTTTCTTTAAAGATAATCAATTTATCATCTAATGGAGACAGTGCGGTGATATCGCCTCCGGCCTGATCCAATTCAATGGTAAAAGAATCGCTAAAACCAACCGGATAATCCTTTTGGTCAGGCGGCGTAATCTTACTATACTGTATGAGATTTTTGTTATCCAGACCAGCAATAAACAATCTATTTTGATAGCTGGCAATCAAAGAACAAGGTGGCGGACTATTGTTCTCCAACACTCCACCTGTCGTATATAGAATTTCATTGTCAATAATGGTGCTATCTGCCGCACTATCCGTAAAGAAAGTATACATGTAGTAACCATCATTATTGCTAATATTAAAGGTCGGACTATCTACACTAGTTACTTTATAGAAAATCTGTCCTAAATTCTCAGTCCTATAAACTTCTAATACTATATTGGATTTCTTGGTCAAAGATAGAATTGGCACTCCAATGGTGCAAGTTCTATTGGAACCAGTGACTACCTGAGTAGCTGGTAATGAAGTAGTGGAACGATGGACAAATCCTTGATTGTCTTGCCACTTCCATACCGCTACATATTGATAAGTTCCAGCACCAATACTACCAACGGTCACCGTGCCAACTGTTGGCGCACTGGAAGCTCCTACAATAGTGTTAGTAATAGTTACCTGCGAACCAGAACTGGTTGCTGTAAAGTCTACATAAAATAAATTAATTACATTCTTAGTAACCGTGGCCACTTGCTCGGCTGTATAATAAGAATTAATTCTTACTTCTATACCATAATCGGTAATCTCTGGATCCGTGCCGACACCATCCACTTTATACCAAACATAATATGGTCTGGTATCTAATCCATTATACAATAACCAGTAATCTCCAGCTCTAATACGAGAACCGGCTACCATATAGCCATCCACAATTTGCTCAATTACTCCTGTGCCAGCACGAGTTACCACTACCGCCATGTTAGTCACACTAGTAGTAATATCCTCCGGATACAAATGGAAATTGTTCTCATAGAACCTGTTGCCATCATAAGTCTGTAGAATACCTCCTACTACATGTAGGCTGTTATTCAATTCAGTGGATAGGAAGTGGTTTTTGGAGGCGAAGTCCATGGCAGTAGAGGTAATACCTAATTTACTAAATAGGTCATTCTCTGATTGCAATCTACCAGTCTTCAAAGTTGGAACCTTAAAGATACCTGTAGAGACCGGAATGCCAACATCATAGCCATCCGCTGATAATAGCTCCGTTAACTCATACTCATCCATAATAACTTCCGCTAAATGCGAAGTCCTGTCTCCTCCACCTAAATTCTGATTAGCTTTACTAATTACTTGTAAATCTCTATTCATTAAGAAATAGGTTGGTTGATAAGTAGAATCGTGAGCTACGACAATGTAATTATTCTCATTATAACTAAATGGTTTAGAATAAAGAGTAACATGCTTTCTCATATTGAGATTAGTTAAATCACTAACCGCATATACTTCACCATGCATGAACACTTGTAGAGTGCCGGATTGAATATATTTATAGCCATCTAAATCGAATTGAAAGAAGACATCCACATTGGCTTGGTCGGTAAAGACGTGACCATTCCAATTCAATGCCATTTGTTCCAATTCATAAAGATGGAAACTAGCTGGAACGGTAACATCAATGGAGGTTAAAGGACCGATGTAATATGGAATCTTGGCAATCTTTAAATCAGAATCATCATGCCACATAATAATGCTGGTGGAACCAGCTTGAGCTGCCAAGCTAAAAGAAGCATCTGGCATTGGAGAGCAAGTAATTAAAGCTGGAGCCGTAGTTCCTAAAGTAAAATCATAGCTCCATAGATAAGAAGCATCCACATCGAACTTATAGGTTCTTGGATTAGTATAGACATAGGTGCTATTAAATCTGGCCGCATAAGTAACAAATACTGCACTTTGCTCTACTCCATCTACACTACTAACACTAGAACAAGTATCATATACTTGGTTCTCATGGAGGTCCGAGGTTAATGTATAAACTATTACTGTGCCAGTTAGGTTGTCAGTGTCAATGCGTGTATATTGTAAATTTGTACCATTGACAAAGAACATTATAAATTGAGCGCTGTCGCTATCATAAACTGCCGTGGCTTTTGGCTTGCTACCTTCCAAAGAAATTAATTTATCATTGACAATGAAATTACCAGTTTCACTATCCACAATGGAGAACCTGACACCACCTCTATCATCCTCCCACACATAGCATTCTAGATTATCTATCTTGGCTACATCTGGATTGGCTTGATCATAATCATTTCTAATTACTTGAAAAGTAGAGTTAATAACAGAACTTACTTGTCCTTTATCTGACCACTTCTCATTAAATCCTAAACGAGAATAAGCCTTGGATCCTGTAAATAATAACAATTGGTTATTATAAGTGGATAAAGCTTCACCTCGAAGAATGACATCACCAGTAAGATCAATGGATCTGGACAATTGGTCCAAACCAAATCTCTTATTGATTTCTCCTTGTTTGGTAAAAACTCCATTTTGCAAATTGGTTAATGGACCAGCTGTTAATTGTTTTGGATCCAGCTTGGTATTAATACCTTGACCAAATGGAATTGGTATATTTTGTTTAGCGAGAGGCATTATGTATACCACCTAATAATTAGTTTTCCATCTGAACCATCACCACCAGCGCCTCCTGAACCACGAGCAGCAGAACCACAACCTGGAGCACCGCCTCCACCTCCACCGGAACCAGTATTAGCTTGAGCATCGCCTCCGGCAGTTCCATTAGCTCCAGTTCCGGCTCCATTGGCATTACCTCCATTGCCTCCATCATTGCCTTCTCCGGCAACTCCAAAGGCTCCCATTCCACCACCGGCTCCACCAGAACCTCCTCGATAAGTTCCAGAATCAGTTCCATCAGTTCCTGGACTACCACCTCTGGCATCTAATTCAAATGCATGTGGAGCAGGTCCACCCCAACCACAAGTTCCCATGGAAGTATCATTAGTTCCTACACAGAATCCACCTCTTTGAATCTCAATCTCTGGCCTAACAATGTAATTAGGTTGGTCTCCACCAGTATCTAATTGCCAAAGAATAGAATATTGATCTTCTTCTCCGGTCATTCTAACAGGCTTGCCACCTAAATGATAACGGAAAATAGTGGAACCAGCAGAACCACCACCAGCATATCCTGCTCCAGCTCCATAGAACTGAGCCAATACCGGATCTCCTCCAGTAGAAGTTAGATAGAATAAAGTGTCTCCACCATCGGTTGCTTTAGTTAAAGCAGTTGTAGTAGCTGCTCCTCCAGTGCCCCCCGCTCCAATAGTAATGGTATATCCTGAATTTGGTATGACAGAAACCTCTACTTGACGTAGCATGGCTCCTCCTCCACCTGATCCACCAGATGCCCAGACGTTAGTGCCGTTGGTGATTTCATAGCCTCCACCTCCTCCACCACCTCCGCCGCAACCAATTAAGGTTACTCTTTTAACTCCGGCTGGACAAGTCCAAGTTCCGCTTGATGTAAAAATTTTCTCGTGTAAACTCATTTTACTCCTTAAGCCGTTCCTACAATGAACCAATCAGAACCATAGCAAGCTAAAGTAACTCCTTGATAATCTGCGTCCATGACATAATTAGCGGCTACTCCTTCAATGGATTCACCACCAACTCTTGTTAATGTAATATTATAAGTATTTGCTGCTCCACCAACATCTTTAAAAGTAATAACTCTACCTGTAACTCCAGTTGGAAGATTAATAGTTACTGATGCTGCAATAGCAGAAGTATCAATTAGAACTACATAATCTTTGCTAGAAGTATCTACTGTATATGGTGTAGAAGTAACTGCTTTAGCTGGAAAAACCATTTTACCAGCAAATTGAATTTCATCAACTGCACCAAGCGTAATATCGTCTCCAGCTGATAGAGTAACGTCTGTTGTGGCTCCTAAAGAGATGAAAGTTCCGGCAGTAATTCCAGCAGAAGTTCCACCGTTTAATGTTGCAATTCCAGCCGTGGCTGTTACTGCTGCATTTCCTGTAGTAGCTGTAGCTGTAAATCCTGTCGCTCCTGTAATACTTGCAGTTGTTCCACCAGTTAAGGTCAAGGCTCCTGCTGTAGCCGTTAATGCTGCCGTGGTTCCACCTGTTAAGGTCAATGCCGTGCCAGCCGTTAATGCTGAAGTAGTAGTTCCAGCCAAAGTCATCGATGTAGTGGCGGTTGCTGAAATAGATGTATTAGCCGTAGCAGTAATAGATGTCGTGCCAGCTGTTAAAGTCAAAGCTGTTCCAGTCAAACTGCCTGCTACCTGACTGTCTCCATAAGTAGCTACATCAGAACCACTAACCTTAGCTAAATTAACATTAATGCTATTGGCTGCATTTCTACTATTCAAAGCCACATTGTTGGACATAGTAACCAAAGAAGCAATACCAGTTAGTGTGCCTACTCTTGGAGCGGTAACTGTGGAACCAGTTCCTAATAGGTCTCCACCTAATTGAATAAATCCGCCAGTCGCACCATTGGTTAACCAAGCACTAACTCCATCAGAAACAATGATTAAAGAACCATAGCTGCTTGAAATAGTGGTGGAAGAAGCTGCGCCATCAATAGTATCAGAACCATTTGGTGAAATAGTAATGTTGTTAGTATTAGCATCTCCGGTTTTGTCCTTGATAACAAAGTATCTACCGCCTGTAACACTTGATGCTGGAGGTAAATTAATAGTCCTACCAGAACTAGTGTCAGTATCAATGAAAACATAAGACTCAGCTCCAGTCAGAGTTAAGTTGCCAGCCAATTCATGAATCTCCCACACATTCAAGGCCAATGCTCCAGTGTTTAAACTGGAACCTGTGGTAATCTGAATGGCTGTTCCTGAATTGTTATTATAATATAAATTACCACCGGAAGCATATAAGGCTCTGACATCTCCGGAAGGTAGAGTGGAAACGTTATTATTTAATGATAAAGAACGAATCTCGGTTAAATCGTTGGATTGCAATGACAAGTCAGCATTGATATTTAATCCAGCCGTTGGAACTTGCACTCCTTTATCAGAAGTATGATCATGTTCATCTACTGTGGTAAGTGCTGTGTTTAACTTGGTGGCCCAGGTTGGATCCACCGTTACTCCAACTGATGGCAAATCCAATAACATATTTGTAGTAGTCATTACATTCCTTCCTTAAAATACATATAAACTAATGGTGCAATCCGCACTACTTCTCAACCATAATGTGATTTTAGGTAGAGAATTATTGTCTTGCGTATCATATATATCTGCCGCAGCATTCTGCCTTACTATAATCCATCCTCTTAAAGCTCTACCTAATTTGTGATTAATAATATTGTCCTGCCCAGTTACCAATTCTTGGTCTTCAATTAATTGACCATCCAATAATGGATTCTTAACTAATGGAATTGAAAAGGTTTCAATATTATCTTGGACTAAGTTCAGATTACGATCAGCAGTATTTAATTTCTTAAATGATTTAACTGCCATATTTAGCCTTAGCTCTTTCTACTGCACCGTCTTCAGTCTTCTTCTTTTTCTTCTTTTTAGGCAATTCCTCAAATTGCTCCTTGGTCATCTCGGAGGCAAACTCCTTAGCAATCTTTGGATGTTTGGCAAACATAAACCTTTGTTGTGCTTTACTCTTGAATGGCATTATTTGTCCTTTGATGGAGTTGAAAACTCAACTACTATTTTGATAATTCTTCCATCAGAAGGAATAAAATCATTCATTTTATGCTTTAGTTCTTCAAGAACAATTTCGCGATTAATTTGATGTTGTAATTGAAAACACAATTTTTGTTTAACATTTGTCATTAAAACCTCCCCCATGGATCATAGTCATATCTGACATCTTGTACTCTCTCTGGACTGCCAGCATCTCGATTAGCTGCCATGCGAAGAACTCTACCTTTCATCTCCATTAGCTCTTTCTCTAATCCAGATGGATCTGACTCTTCCTTAATCAAACACTTAACTCCAGCTTCCGCTATGACTAATTCCTTCCAACGATCTATATCTACTGGCAACTCATCAGAATCATTGGTTAATGGTGTGATGTTTGGAATATACCAGCACTGATAAGTACCAGCAGCTTGTTCAGCCGGAATGATTTTGATGGTATTACCAATCCATTTATATTTAATATTGGTAAAACCTAATAAGCCGCGATTGATTTGGCGATTGGCACGATTGCGTTCGGCCATAGTAAAACGATGCACCGTCAACCAATCTCCACTTACTTGGAAATCTAAGCCTCTTATCTTATACACCGAATCAGGTAGTGTATAGCCATCTTCATTGGATGCAATTGTAAATTGAAATGAATTTGTATAATAATCTTCATAGGTTTGAACTATGAGATCATAGACAGTATCGGCACCTTGATTAATCCAAGAATTTAATTCAGCGTCGGAGATGAAATTGGTATTAACCATATCCACTCGTTGTAATACTAAGTCTCTTAACTCTGCTAAAGTAGTCATTATAATCCTTATATTAAAATAGCGCCCGAAAGCTTTGGCTTTCTCAGACGCTATTTAGTTAATTAATTATGTTTATTAATACTCTTCAGAGTCTTCTTCAGAGTCTTCCTTGTTCATATGATAGGAAACCAAATCACATAACGCCTCACCTAATGCTTTAGCATCTGATTGCTTGACTGCCTGTAATACCGCTTCACCAATCATTTCATGCATCATAGAATGTTCATCCATATCGATTTCTTGAACAAAATCATCGGATTGCATTTTATCTTTGCGTTCCATTTTCATTTTTGGTTTATCGGCCATTGGCTTTAATTTGCCAACAATGATATCGATTCTATCTTTCATATTACACCGTGCTATTCTTTAGAACAATGTGAACACTGAATCCACACTTGACTGATACGTCAGCTGGCGCTCCAGTAGATGAAGTACATGTAGCTACTTTAATTTTCTTAACATTAGCCAATGTAGCCGCCACACTGTTACCATCTGCATCCAAAACATCAACTACCTTCATTAAGCCAGCAGCATTGGTGCCAATGGAGAACATTGTCAAACCAACATGCAATAGCTTTGGATAGCTGTCTTCTAATGTAATAGTATAAATTCCAGTAGTCGTCTTGGCTACGGATGCTCCAAGAATGGTCTCGGAGTTAACTGCCGCATTGGAAGCTAAATCTACATAGCCGTCTAATTGAACGACGCCTTTTTCTAATGAACCTTTAAATTGATTAAACCAACGATTTGCCATATTATTTATTCCTTCTGTTGAAGCTATCAGTCCACTATTGGATATGATAGAAAATAATTGGAAAGCACTCTGAGGCAATAGGTGTTGTTATTGTAGTACTTTCCAAACTTGTGAAAGTTAAACTGGAGAATAAACCGAACGATTCTTAGGAGATTTCAATGCCATACCATTTACGAAAACAGTTTAACTTTCATAGCCGCCGGTAATCAATTCAATGACTACCGGCGATAGCTTAATTAGAAGCTGGAAGGTGCAGTGACATTAAGGTTGATGTTCCAACCAGGAGCGCGGCAACCTAGATTACCGTAGAATCCGTAGCGAACTTCAACACCGTCAGCAGAAGCTTGACGAAGCATTTGCAATCCATCAGTATCAATGACTCTGACAGCCTTGCCAAGAGAGTAAAGATTCCAAGTATTCAATTGAACACCGAAAACTCTATCAGATGGACAGTTTTGGTCAGGAATGACCTTGATTGGACCACGAGGACCATTGACCATGATACCACGGAAACCAATCTCAGCATTCATCTTGACATCAACGTATTGAACCTTGGTGCCAAGTGCCTTCTCCAATGCGGAGAACATAGAGTAGCTCATAAAGTAGTGGTCAATCTTTCCACCTTCACGAGCAACCAAAGAGGCTCCACCAATTAAGGCTTCCTCAATTGGTAAGCTGGTTGCATCTAATCTCAATCCACCTAGACGAGTTACGTCTACAGTGCGGTCAACTCCGAAGAAGGAAGTAGAACCAGGAGCAGAAACTGGACACCAGGCTTCCAATCCAGCCACAGCAATTCTGCTTGGAGTAGCAGAGTCCTGACGGTCACCTTTCAAGAAGATGTAGTCGTTAGCGGTCAAACCGGAGATACCAGAAAGGTTGTCTACAGTTAGAGTTCCAGCAGAACGGTTGACACCAGTAACAGTTACGCTATCACCAGAATCTCTTAAGGCATCGCTAGATAGAGAAGCAGCGAAGACTAACTCTTGACCAACTTCGAAGTTAACAACGTCGTTGCTGTCTAATAGAGTTAGTGTAGTGCCAGTAACAGTTGAGTCAATACGACCAACTGATCCCCAGCCGTCTCTGAATAGCTTTTGAGCTAGAGAACGAGTTAAGCTGTTGATAACTCCATCAATCTCAACAGTAGCAGCCTCTAAGAATGCATTAGCATTGCCTTTGGAAGCTTCTAGAGTTTCGTTATCAATAGTTGCAATGGAGTAATCCTTAACTCTGGTTAATACGAAATCATCTAACTTAGATGTAGTCGTACCAGCAATAGCTGTAGCGAAGGTAGCAGAACGATTCTGCGGATTTCCATAAATTAATGGAATTGGTAGGTTTTTACCACCGAAGTCTTCCCTCTTGGAGACTAAGGCCAAGAATGGATTATCTTGGTATACCATGTTTTCTACACGTTCGTCAGTGTAGTGTTGCTTTAAAGCAGCGTCAAATGAAGTCATATCGAGAGACATAGTGTTATCCTTTTAGTTAAAATTAGTCTTTCCACTTAAGAAGTCTAGCTGCATCAGCTAATGATTCTTCTCTAGTTTTAAACTTTCTTGGAGGTGATGTAGAGACGGTTCCTCCAGAATTGGTTAATGTTGGACTAACGGTTTTACTAACTGGTTGCTGTTTACTCTCTGTAGAAACCTCAGGCGCCAACTTTGCTTGTAGTTTCTTTAATTTTCTAGCAAGTTCAAGCTCTTCCATTTTCTCACTCAATAACTGCTCTTCAACAGCTTGACAGGCTTGCTCGGTGGTCAAATGAACCTTTCCACCTGTTTCCAGATAAGTGCGTTCAATGACACTCCATACTAAATCTATATTATTATATGCCTTGATCAATTCATATTGTTCTTCATTTTGATCCACAAAGGCTTTAATATCATTATGAATAGCGGCCAGCTCCTGTTGTTTTCTATATTCTTGAGCTCTAAGCTGCAATTGTTTCTGGTGCTCTTCATAATCTTTAATCTTTTGTTCAATGGAATTAAGCCTATCCTGCTCGGTTGGCTCCTTACCTTCATTGATAATCTGTGATAAAGCTTCCTCTAATGTCAATCCAGCTGCCTGCAAATACTCCAATGGATTCTCTTTAGCCTTTTGCATAGCCTTTTCATAGGCTTGTAGCTTGGCTTGCTGCTCTTTGAAGGCTCTTTCTCTCTGAATGATTTCTCTTTCCTTCTTGGTCAGAGCGGCAAAACGAGAGGCAAACTTTGGATCTTCCTCAGGTTCTGGTGCTGTTTCTGGTGCGGCCTCAACTGGAGCTGTTTCTTCTACTGGCGCGGCTTCTTCTACTGGAGCTTCTGTAGGTGCAGGTGCTTCTACTACTGGAGCAGAGTTATTAACGTATTCGACAATAGTTTGATTTGGTGCTGAATAATTAGTTTCAGTCATGTGTTATTCCTCAGTAATTAATAAAAATCTCAATTCACCAGTATCTGTTGTTCTTAGTGGAATCAAACCGTCTGGTTCTAATTCTACTTGCTTAATTTCAAAATCCTTAAGATTTAATCTCTCGGCTAATTCAGTTAATTCAGCAATTGCTTTTTCTTTAGAAAAAGATGTAATCATATTATGTATTCTCATAGTTTCCTTTAGGCTATACCAATTGGTCCAGGAGGTGGTAATGGAGCGCCTTGTGCTACTCCTAATTCAGCTGTGCCTGGTGTTGGTCCAGGTGCTACCGGACCACCAACTGCTTCAGGTGGTGGTAATGGTTGATTAGCACCTAATAGTGTATTAATATCATCCATAAATGTTCTTAGTAAATCTAATTTGCTCTCATCTAAATTATCACATTTAGATCTAAGATAAGTCTCTTGAGCTAATTCCAGAGCTAATTCTAGATTCATAAATGGTTCCGGAGCAATATATCTACCTTCCTCTATCATTATACCAAGCATTTTCTCAATATTATCTTGAGCAGCTGTTCTTAATGACATGAAATGTTCTAAATCTGGAAAGTCCAATAGAGTTAGAGCTTGGTCTTGAGGAATTAATCCAGCTTGGATAAGTTCTTGAATTGTTTGCAATTTGCCGGCCGGAGTAGATGGCAACATATTAACCGGATAGACATCCATGACGAATTCATCTTCCTTCATATTGACATCTTCCCACTTAATCTTCTTGACAAATTTATTAGTCTTGACTACCACATGGAACTTAGGAAAGACTTCATATAGTTCTTTGGATAATTCAATGATATGTTTAGCGGCTTGCATGAAGAGCTCTTCATATCTTTGACCAACTAACATAAACCTTTCGGTTTCGATATCTTGATATTCTCTCAGAGCCACACCGGAGTTTAGTCCAGGTGGTTTAGTGGAAGCGGCAGAGAGTCTGGAGATACCAGTAATCTCGAAGGCTTTATTATATAATGTTTCCAGGTATTGGTAGACTTCTGGACTATTGGCTTGGCCGGTTTGGAAAACAGGAGGTTGTCCTTGATATTTGATAATGGAACCGATATCGTTATTAATATGGCCAGTATTGATATTGGAAGCTACATCCACGAAGATTCTTGGCACTGCCATTAGTTGCTGAGCTTGTTGAATAACTCTCAATACCTTGTTGATTTCCAATTGAATACCAATTAGTTCCTCGGCCAGCCCCATGCCCCAAAAGCCAACTAACTTATCGGTCCAACGGAAAAAGACAAATGGAAAATGATCCTTTTCATAATCTTCAAGGACCAATGTGCAATTATCAATGGCGATAATATGTCTACCATCTTTAGCTTCTTTGGAAGAAGGCAAGTGCCAGGACTCAATAACTACTACGTTATCGGCGGTGGATTGAGTAGCAGTTTCACCTGAGAGAGAAGCGGTAGCATTCATGATATGTTCCTTATGCTTTGGAAACATACCTAGCAAGACATCTCTGGAATAGTATTTACGTTGGTGCAATTGTCTTGGAGAGGAGTACATACCTTCCACATCATCCACGATAATCTCGTCAATGAACACTCTTTCCGCTTTAATTTCTAAAGAAGCTGGATCAATGTAAAACTTTAGAGCACCAGTACCGAAGACACAGGCGTCAATGAACACCTTTTGAGCTACGCGGTAAATGTCCATATTATCGAACATACCTTCCACGTATTGAGTTAATAGCTTAGCCTTATTCTTAAGGTTATAGTCGCCATCTTTGGTTAAGAACAAAGGCTTTGGTTTATTCTTAGCAATCTTGGAGGCGGCGGTATCGGTGCAGGACTTGACAACGTTGTAAGAGACTCTATTATGATTGAAGTTAGTAAGATTGACTCTGGCGTAGGTGCCGGCGGAAAGGCCGAGCATCTCTACATTCTGATAGAGTTTAGCATATCTAAGATTAAGAGTATTACGGTAGGACTGGTTCTTCTCGATGTATTTGACAATGGAGAATAAACTCTGAAAGGCCGAGTCGATGTCAGCCTCCCACCATTTCTCATTAAGTTGGACTTGTGATTGATTGTTGTAATACTCAGTAATAACAGTCATTTATAATCCTTTGACTTAACTACCTTTTTAACCATTACCGAACAATTCGTCATCAAGAGTTCTTGGTGATTGGTTGGACAGAGGTTGAAAGTAGTCATGTTTAGTTTTGACGATCTTAATATTATCAATTTCCAGAATCTCCAACTTATGCTGCATGGCCAGTTGAATGACTTCTTCTAATTGTTGTAGCGTTTCTATTTTCATTAATAATTCCTTTTTATTCCCAATCATTTTCCAGAAAATTGTTATGTTTACGTCTATTGAGTTTATCGGCCTGTTGATCCCACCAGTCATCTTGGAGTTGTTCTGGAGTTTTGAGTTCAGTTTCTTCTGGTTGCGCATTATAATGGAAACAATATCTCCATAGATATAAGGCGGCATCGGAGTTGTGGTCTATTTGATTGCCGACAGCTGTTTCATACTTATTAGATTCTTCTAATTTAGTAAGAGATTGATATTCTTGCAGAAGAGATTGGCAGTTAGGTTCCACGATTTGAATCTTATTGAGAATCAGATCGGAATTCATCATATGGATATACTTCATCTTTTCTGGTTTAGTGGCGGCTTGAAAAGGTATTCTGGTTCTATATCTCATTTCTTCTACGTAGGCTTTATTGGCGGAGTCGATGACATAGACAGAGATTGGATAGGTTCTTTTTAATTCATGTATTTTATTAATGGTCATATCCATTAACATATTGGCTTCGGAATATGAATTTAGCAAATACATATAGCCATCATGCGGATGATAGGCGCCGACCACGAAAGCATTTTGATCGGTCCAACCTAAGTCCATACCTAAAACATAAGTATAAGATTCAATTGGATACTTAGGTTTAAAGTCATTGATAAGGTTATAGCTTTGATATTTATAAAGAATTCTATCGGTATCAATGGTCCATTTGGCTAAGTAGTGTTGTTGAAAGCCTGGATCTTGGTCGATGTTTGGATATAATCTACGTTTCTCTGTAATTTCTTGCAGGTATTTATCTCTGGTTTTTGGATTCTTATCTGTTAGCCAGAAGTGATTGGACCAGCCAGGCACTCGACCTTCGGTAATGTCGCAGAAGTAATTTCTTAAATTGCCTGGAGTGCCTATAATGATGAGCTGGCCGTCATCATCCCAGAGAGTAGGTTCGATAAAGTCTTTGATGGTAGTTTTGAGGTCAATGGTATAGGAGGCACCTTCATCGATGGCAGCCAGTTTAAAGTGTTGACCTAATAGTTTTTCTCTTTCTTCCTCGGTATCATTGATGCCGAAGAACAGAATGGTGGAGCCATTTGGAAACTGAACGGAAGCTGGAGATTTATAGAATCTACATTTAACTCCGAAGTTCTTTTTGATTTCTTTGAGATGAGGCAGAATAACATTCTTGGCGGAGTCTCTGGTTAATCCGATGTAAGCGCAGGTAACATTGGAAGATTTGAGACAGACATCCATCATATTGAGAGCTACGGCATATGATTTACCTCCACGTCTGGAGGTTAATAGAGATTTGAGTTTGGAGTTATCTTGAATAAAAGCATTTTGCTCTGGAAAAGATAATGGCCCGGAGAGAAAGTCAATGGTATGCTTTCTTCTCTGTAGTTCGGCCAATATCTGTTGAGCTTTGGTTTTATTCATA